TCTGTTCTTCTTCTTCTCTATCTTAGTATTCTTTCTTAGTATATTCCTTACTGAGTAAGTATATTCTATACCATTATACTTAGATATAGTAAATAAGTCTAAATCACTAATAATATACTGATCTATAGTAACTAAAGATCCGGATTTATTAGAATAAAAATACATTGATTGGTCGCGGAAAGATTTAGCCTTCCCTGGAGTAAGGTATTTAGTCCTGTATTCATTTAGGGACTCCTCGCGCCATCTTGAAATAGTTCTCTTATCGAGACCCATCAACTTTTCTAAAGTACTTACATATACTCTTCCAATTGTACAACTTACGTCGTCAAGATCGATTTTCTTAACTTTCAACCAAAACGCTGAACCGTGTCTACTAACCCAATCTTTCTTTTCGAACGTATGACTCTTTTTTTCGTATACGATACTTTTTCTTTCTTGTAACCTGTTGTTCCTTCTAAGGATATATGCCTCAGACGCGGCGATTAAAAATCCCTTAAATGCCTTCAAACTCTCTAATACAGAGTAAGGCATTCTTACCCATATACCAACAGCCTCCAATCTATTACACAAGGTTCTATAATTCACAACACGATTATCCTTTACCCAACCTATTCTCTTCAATTCAGGCAACAACCTGTACTTCTCGTGCGATGAAAAATTAAAACCGTCAATAGCTCCGCCATGACTACTGGCATATACCCTTAGTCGATAAAAAAGATAAAGCTCATTCACTCTCCTAATACTTAAATTAGAAAAATGAATGTTAACCAATAATTCGCTTTTTGCTATCCTCTCCATCAAGAACAATGTACCACAAATATACAATATTAATATTGAAATTGCTGTCATTTCAGTACCATTAACAAAACATTAACTTCAGTTAAATTATAGTTAAACTAAGTATATTTTTATAATACTTAATTTTATTTTTTTATCTTTGCAAAAATAGGATAAGTGGGAGAGAAAATTAGGTTTGAGGAACATAATCACAAATATTTATTTGGTGATATAAGATTGAATAGTGTGACTACTATTTTATCTGAGTTGTCGCCCCCGTTCGATGAGAAGTATATTTCAAGGAATTCTGCGTACAAAAAGATATTAGGGGCGGACGATTTTAAAAGATTGAGAAAAGAAGTGTTTGGCTTCGACATAAAGCCTGATCAAGATTCTTTGTTCCCCCTATTTGACAATATCTGCGGAGGAGGAGATGAAGTAAAAATAATCCAAGACGAATTCCTGCAAGATTGGATAGACTCAGGAACAAAAGGGACTGCATTCCATAAAGAAAGAGAATTAGAAAGTATAGCAAGAGGTTATGAATATAACCACTGGGATGATAAAAATTTTGAAGTAATAACATTTAATAAGAATTATGACAATGAAGTCTATAGTATGGACCTATATGAGATTCCTGATGGATACTACACAGAGTTCCTGGTATACGATAAAACACTGCCATTAGAACATACTATCTGTGGTACGATAGACCGACTTTGGGTGCAGACAATTGATGGAGTTAGATATAGTTCGACAGGTGATTACAAGTCGAATGCAGAGGCACCAAAGGTCTTAAAGTTCTCAAAAATGAATCCACCATTGAATCATCTTTGGGCAAATAAAGTTACAAACTACTCTTTACAGGCATCATGGTATCAAAAGATGCTAGAGAGTCATGGATTTACACCAAAGGATTCTTCTTTTACTTGGTATAAAGACTATGATGTAAATCAATCTAAAGAGTATCCAGTCATTATTATGCATAAAGAAATAGAATTAATAAGAAAATATATATTGGACAAATATAAATAGTTAATATAATGTTAATTAATGTTAAATATTGTTAATATTATATTGATATATTGTGTTTTCGTATATAACGTTTATATAAAAGCATAATAATTGATTATTTTTTTGTATATTTGCAGTATAATAAAGTGGGATTGGTAAAGGTAGTAAAAGATAAAAACAATTTTCAGACGGCTTTTGTAGATATAAAAGTCAAAGACGTTGTATCTTTTTACACAAAGTCGATCAGATATTTTGAAGAGGTTACTAACCAAACAGATGACAAGCTCTCTCAGAGAGAAATAGACTTCTTGGTTTGTAGCCTCATTAATTTTCACGAGGGGCGTAGATACTTGCTAACTGAGGAATGTTTTGAAATATACAAGAAGATAGGCAATTTCAAGTCATTGCAAGAAGTAAGAATATACTCACTGAAAGATAGGATAAAGAGGTGGCTGAAGAAAGACGGAAAATCCTATAAGCTGCCACCTTTTGTGGAGAACTTGAAGGATAGTCATAATACAAAAATAGAATTGAATATTAGTTTGAGTGATGATGGGGAGCAAGATTGATGACTTAGATAGAGTCTTGAGTGAGTATGATTATGAGGCTGATGCTGTTTCTATGGATCAGGATTCTCTATTAAAAATAAAGAAAGAGTACCAACAGAGGTTTGAAAAAGATTTCGTTTCATTTTCTGATTTGGAAAACTACTTTGGAGTAAAAATTCTACTACTGCATGAAGCGAATAGCAAAAAAGAATTCGAACTTTATCTCGGTCTTAAAAAAAGAAATTGAGGAAGCTGCTGAGTTCGCTGGTGTAGATTTTGAAACTGCTGTAGATATACTAGACAATTTCTTTTTCTTACTGAAGAGAAACTTAGGAGACCCTAGATTTCCACAAATAAGGCTTGGTAAGTTTGGTGTATTCACAACTACTATAGGGGCGATTAGGAATTCAATTAGAGCATCTATTTTATCTTATAGAACAAATCCAACACTTGAAACTAAATCTCTTCTTATAGATAAAATTATTAGGTTATGGAAGGTTAGGAATAGGCTTATACTTGCAAATGAAAATATCTCAGATGATTATAGATGGTCATTGAAGAGATCAAAAAGTTTCAAGCAAGATGAAGCAAAAAGAATGTTAGGAGACAAGTATAGTTTATATTATAATGAAGACGGGACAAGAATTAAATACAATAGATTTGGCGGCGAGGAAAAAGAAGTGAAAGATGAAGGAGAAAGTTTATAGTGATAAGCACTTTCAAAACTTAGGTCAAACATGGAACTATTACGAAAGGGAAAAGTTTGGTGGAATTGAAATAACGGCAGAAAATAAAAGAACGTATCTAAATAAATACAAAGCAGATTTTATAGAAGGTTCTAAACATTTAGTTGAAGAAGGTCAGATGACACAAGAGCAATTAGATGAGAATGCCGAGAAGTTTGCTAGAGAGCATATTAACTTCCACAAGAAGATGGAGCGAGCTCACTACGATGGAAAGATGTTTTTCACCTGGCGCGGGAAAAGAGAAAGAGTTGCAACATACGAATACCTAAGTAGAATGCAACAATTTATGAAAGAGCTAGAAGAAAAATATACAGTTGAGGATAATAATAAAAAAGAGGAAGAATAAAAATGAAAGCAAGTTTTAGGGAACAATTGACAAGATTTAAGAATGATACTTCATTTAAGGAAAGGTACAAAGATGTAGAAATCCAGGGAAGTAATTATTTGATTGAAATTTTTAGATTTGTAGATACGGAAGGAGATACAGGAGATATTAAGATTAATGCGGATTCTCCTATCTTAGTACACGATATCTACGGTAATCTTAGAAGTGCTGCGGAGGCGATGTATACAAAATTTACTCACGTAGCTAAAGTAATTAGGACAAGCAGTACAAATGCCGGGCCGTATAAGGAAGGAGATATAGTATTACTAAACCCCAAGGAAGCGTGTGGTACAATTTGGAATCCAGACTTTTTGTTTTTAAAACAACACTCTGAAGCAAATTATGAACCAATTATTCCAGAAGGTATGCCAGAAAAAATCGGGGCGATTCAAGGAAAGTTTGAAGATTTCTTCTTTTTACTTCCAGACCAATTCGAAGATGAATCTCACATGATTACAACATTCCTTGTACCTGATTATAAAATTAAAGCTAAATATAGTATTTGATGGGAGTACTAACAAATATTAAAAAGAGGGGACTAAAAGATATTTTCAGTAAAAGAGTTATTTCTTATTTAGAAAGTATCAAACAAAAATTAGTCGGAGAAAGGACAGCTCAAAAAGATATGGTTGCTTATGCAGAACAAATTATCTTTAAGAGAACAATGTGTCCAGAATGTTTTGAAAAAGGAGAATGTATTCATTGCGGATGTAATTTCAAAGATTTATCTATTTCAAAAGAAGCAACATGTTCAGAAGGAAAGTGGGGCAAAATTTTGAATGAGAAAGAATGGAATGAATACAAAAGTAAATATATGTCAGGAATTGATTTTGGTTTAGTGAAAAAGAAAATTTAAGAGAGATGGCGATTCAGACAATTCAAGAAAATTTTGGAGAAGTTAAATATGGAGAAACAATTAATAAAACTTTTCCTTTGACACAAGAACAAGTTAATACGCTACATTATTGGCAAACTGGTTGTGGTAGTTGCACTACTGTTGAAATTGATGAAGATAAAAAAGAAGTAAACATTAAGATTGATACGACAAAAGTTGGTGGAACAGAAGGGCAACTTTATAGGATGCACAAAACTGTAGATTTGCATTTTGATAAGGACGTACAAGAATTTATTGCGGATCCGATTACATTGAAAAAGATTCCGAATCCTAATAAAAATCGTACAACTTTTATATTAACAGCGAATATCGAATGATAAATGTAATTCCTTTCTAAGGGCTGTTCGCTTAGAACATTCATAGTCCTGCCCCTTTTTTGCTCTCACCTAACAAAGCCGCCCCCTATGCAAAAGTTCCACTTGTACGGGGGCGGCCTATTTAAAGTAATTTGTGATGACAGATTTTGTAATTGTAGATAATTTAGAAGAAGATTTCTGGAAACAAAATCCAGAATTAAAATATATAGAACCATTTGCAGAATTTTCTAAAAAGAAAAATTCTTCTGAAATTATGAAAGCAATTTATTTAGCTTATGATTTCAAATCTAAATTTAATCGTGCGGGGATTCCAGAAGAAGAAGCAAGAAAAGATATAGCAAAAAACTTCTTAAAAAAGCCAGACTTTGTTTGGGGCGAATATAAAGAAATCATAGATGCATACAAAGACAAATGTAAAACAAAGATTCAAAAATCTTTAGAATTATTTGAAGAAGATGTAGTAGGATTTCAAAATTATTTAAGAAGACTATCTTGGGAAGATGAAGAAGAAGCACAAGTAAAATCAAGTATATATAAAATAGCAGACGAGTATTATAAAAAATACAAAGATTGCGAGTCTCTCGTGAAAGACGAAATTAGAGAAAAAAGATATAAAGGAGGTTACAGACTTTCCCCGGCGGAGAAAATGTCAACCAAAGTGGATGTATGAAAGCAACAACAAAGTTCAATCAAGATGGGAGTATCAATAGAATAATAGAAGGATCCAATGGCGATTTCGCTGTGGATCTTTTTCCGTATAAAATACAGAACAGAGAATTATTCTACGATAGAAATCATCCTGTAAATATTTCTCCTGAATCTTTTGAATATGAATTATATTGGGGCCAAAGATTAAAAAATTATTTAGAAGGTCGATGGGTATATGATGTAGATACTTGGGTATTTATGCCGCCAAAATTGGACTTCTATATTAATTATGTAATTATAGTTGATGAGGATAGAAAAAAGATATCACCAAGACTTAGAGATAACGAATGGATAATGTCTTACTACGATTTATGTGCAGAAGGTTTTTCAGGATTTGAATTAGATGAAGAATATACATGCCATGAATTGGTGGGGAAGATAGAGAAAATTCAAAGACAAAAAGAACAAGGAGATAAAAACCCAGATGAAATAAAAGAATTTGAAAAAAAGATTTTAGATTCATGTATAGGTATTAAAAAAGAAGATGGATCGTATAAGAAGTTTATCCCAGCTTGGGAATATCTTACAGAACATTATCTTATTACTAATAAATCAGATAGGCCATTAGGAAAAGCACTATACGAAAATAACAAAAGTGACGAGATGATTTTGGCCTGCCGCGCTGTCGCTAAATCGTTTTTTACATTTGGTGGTAATTTTATGCATGAGTGGCTCACGAATGGTACAAAGACTGTAGAAGATTTTATTAAAGATGGGTCAACCCAAAAGTTATTTGCGGCGGGTTCTGTAAGAAAGGATCAATTAGAAAGATCAATGTCCATAGTAAAAAGATTCTACAATTCAATGCCAGGTAATTATACTTACGGCGTGGATGACAAAGGAAAAGAAGATAAAGTATTTGGATTCCTATACAAATCAATTGTAGGTACATGGGATGTGGGTACAAAGGTAGAACACAAAGTACCTAATACAGACAATACAATTGCAATATCAGGAAATGTAATGCAACTTTCTGTAATTACACCTGATGCAATTACGTCTCTCGCAGGGGATAGGATGGCTATGATTATCATAGAAGAGGTAGGATTTTTAGGTTATGTAAAGAGAGTAAGAAGTGCTTTTAGAAACTCTTTACGAGTAGGTAAAAAGAAGATAGGAAAGGCTGTATACCTTGGGACATCTGGCGATATGGAGGCAATTCAAGATGCAAAAGAGATGTTTGAATCTCCGGAAGGTTTTGAAATATACCCAATTCCAAATTATTTTGACAAGAATAGATCTGGTAAAATAGGGTTATTTTTATCTGCTTGTTTGCAATCTGAAGAATTTAAGGATGAGAATGGTAATACATTTTATGAGCAGGCATTAGAAGATGTAATAGACCAGCGGGAGAGAGAATTTGAAAATTCAGACTCTACTTCATTTTGGGAGTTTGTCTCATTTAATCCAATTTACCCAAGAGAGATGCTTCGTCCTTCTACGAAGAGTGTTCTTCCTGTTGTAGAGATGACAGAACATAAGGGACTTCTTGTCACTTCAGATATTTGGAAATACAGATCTTCTATTGGAACATTCAGATGGGATCCGACTTCTATGTCTAAAGTTTCGTGGCGGCGTGATATAGAGCAAAATTTTACTCCAATCAATGACTGGGGAAAAGATAAAGAACTTAACAATAGAGAAGGTTGCTGGATTATGTACGAAGATGTAATGGAGCATAGGCCAGATAATTTATACTATATCTTATATGACCCCGCGGCGCAAGGAGGAGAAGGTACATCATTGCACTCAGCATTACTTTACAAGCACAAGTTCACAGGCGGTAACAAATCCCTTCAAGAGACATTTGTTGCAGAGTTTATAGGAAGAAAGCCTAAGTTAGAGCAAAACTACGAAGAAGTAATCAGAGCTGCTTTATACTATAATGCTAAGATTCTTGTAGAAAGAAACGTACCTGGTTTTTCTGAGTGGTGTGATTCAAAGGGATATTATCATTTGTTATTAAACGAGCCAACAAGAGTTCTTACAGAGGTCAGAAGACAACCAGTTAAGTATTCGGGGCGGAAAGGTATTAGAACAGATGATGCAATAAATAAATGGAATATAACCAAGTTGGGAGATTGGTTAAGAGATCCTATTATGACAGATGAAGATGGTACTCCAATAAAGTTTAGATATCAATCAATATACTCTTTACGTTTATTAGATGAAGCTATAAACTTTAGAATGGAAAGAAAGACAGAATTTGACCACATGTCATCTGCTATGTTGTTAATGCCACTTCTTTTAGAGATAAGCGATGACAGTATAGAAATTGTTGATGATTACGAAGACTTAAATGTATCAAAATATTCTAAGTATTCACAAATTGATCTCAGCGTAAAACAGCGATCAAAATTCCTACAAACCGTATAAACCTAAAATCAAAACATGGTTAATAGTAGAGTTCCTTTATCTGATGTAAAAGTCAGAGAGAAAAGATATAATAAAGAAAAGAATAATTTTCAGCGTCAGATTGATATTGCGGAGGCGATTGACTTCGGTTATTTGTCAGCATACAGAGATGATTCTAGAATAGAAAAGCATAAGATAAACTACGATTTGTTTAACGGTCGCCTCGATGTATCTTTATACGACGAGGAATCGTGCTACTCGATTATGGGGGAGGAGATAAAGTTGAATAACAAATCAATAACACACTACCCACTAATATCCCAAGTAGCGAATGCTAAACTAGGAGAATTAATCAATATGCCTTTTGTAATGTCTGTTAAAGACCAGACTCCATTGAAAGAGTCTTTTGAGCAGAAGGAGTATAGGAAGTTAATTGATCAATATATCCAATTGAATTTCATTGCCCCGGCGGAGAAAATGATACAAGATAAAGTAAATCAAATACTCCCGCCGGAACAAACACAAGGACTATCTCCAGAAGAGATTCAGCAATTACAAGGTCAAATAGACCTACAAGTAAAGGCAATGAATCCACAAGAGATATACGACTATATGGAGAACGATTACAGAACTCCAATTGCCAAGCAAGCGCAAGAGCTTACAGATTATCTTATAGATCAATTAGAAATAAAAGTAAAACAAGACGAGGGTGCTAAGCATGCTATTTGTACAGGTGAAGAATACTATTTGGTCGATACTCACAACGACGAGCTTGTTTTTGAGTGTCTACTTCCTTCGAGTGTTACTTACGGAGGTTCTGCTGAGACCGAGTGGGTGCAGGACATGTCCTGGGCAAAAATCGAAAGATGGCTTTCAGTGGAAGAAGCTACTCAAAAGTACGCAGAATATCTTTCAGAAAAAGACTGGCAAGAGCTCTACGAGTTTGTAGAACCTGTCTGGGGATCGGGTAAAAAGAACGGAGTATTTGCAGACGATCCTACTTCTTATCAAACAAGAAGGGTTATGTACGAACTTGCAGAGAACGGTTCGTATTGGACAAGAAATGTCGAGGGGTCGAAAGATTACAAGACAATGGAAGGATCCTCCAATCTTACTAATATTTACAGCAGAATCTTACAGCAGTATGGACCAGGTAGCCGTATGAGCGATTTTGGAGTTCGTGAGTGCACGATATACTTCAGAGATAAGATGATGCTCAAGAAGGTAAAAAGATTCGAGGACGGGTTTGTAAAGACCTTTATTCTCGGTGAAAACTATAAGCCAGTAGAAGATGACTTAGAGGTAGTAGAATTTTGGGTAGATGAAGTCTGGAGAGTAGTTAAATTAGGTACTAAGAATAATATCTATGTAAAGGTAGAACCAGTTCAGTATCAGTTTAGATCTCTCTCTAACTACAAAGTAGAGTTACCAATTTACGGACGGGCGTATAATACGCACAGAGGTATGTCAAGAAACGTATCTTTGGTAGATTTAGGAAAACCATATCAGCAAGAATACGATATGGAGATGCATGCATTAAAGCATGATTTAGGTACTAATATAGGAAAGGTGTTTATCTTCTTAAAAGGTCTTAAACCACAGGAACAAACTTGGCAAGAGTTTATGACCAATATTAAGGACTTTGGAATGGTTCTGGCGGACACAAACCAAAAGGGAGTAAACTCATTAGACCCCAACTTAATAAAGAGCGTAGATGCCTCTAAAATGCCTGAAATCGCGGCGAGGATACAGCTCTTAGAAAATATAAGACAGAACTTATACCGAGCGATGTTTTCTAACGAAGCATCATTAGGGCAAGTAGGTCAGTATGCTACAAACGGAAATATCGGATCACAGCAGGCAGCTAGTTCTGTACAGATAGAGCCATTCTTCGATATGCACAGACAGATTGTAGAAAAGGCTGTTGCGGCGCTTGTAAATAAAGCTAGATTATTCTACAAAGAAAATCCAGACAAGATTCGTAATATTCTTTCTCCATCTTCTTACGCAGAGCTAGAAGCAGGACTTGCATTTTGGTACACAGAGATTGGTGTATCTTTCGACAATTCTGGAAGAACATTGAGACAGATAGAACTTATCAAGGCAAATGTACAGGCATTGATTCAGAATTCTTTCGGCCCAGAAGCATCTATCGAGCTTCTTATGGCAAACTCTACTTCAGATATTATGAATATCATCAAGAAGGGTACAAAGAGAATACAAGATCAACAAGCACAGGCACAGGAATTCCAGGCTGCTATGGAGCAACAAAAGGCTCAGTTGGAAATTCAACTCAAGCAGCAGCAGTATCAGTTTGACTTACAGAAGCAAAGAGAGGCATTGCAAGTATCTATGGATCGTGCTGCAATTCAGTCAAGATCATTCCAAATTGCTAACGACGTTAATAACAACAAGGTTAACGATAACCTTGAAAGGGCGGAGAAAGATAGAGAACTTCAGCTTAAAATACATAACGATAAGATGGCTTTAGAAATGATGAAGGCAAATAAGAAATAACGGATACACATATTGAAAATAAAAATTTAATTCTAAAAAAAACAAAAAGTAGCAGATTTTGTGTCGTATATTTGCATCGTAATATTATATGTGCACAAATCTGTTGTTAATTAACATTAAAAACAGACAAGATGGATTTTGAAGGAGTAGAAAATTACAACCCCTGGGCGGAAGTAGAAGTACAAGATGAACCGGTAGAGTTTCCTTACGATGGTATGGGACAAGAGCAATTTGAAGATCAGGAAGATTCCGAGGCGGAAGATTCAGCGGATTTCTCAGACAACAGCGAATCAGACAATACTGATACAGAAACACAAGAAGAAAATGTAGAAACAGAAGATGAAATTAATGTAACATTCTTCTTAGCAAATGCTTTAAAGGAAAAAGGTATTCTTCCTGAAGAGGTAATCACAGAGGATATTACAGATGAAGATGTTCTACATTTATATGAAAGAGCCCATGCAGATAGGATTCGCATGGAGGAAGAGAATAAGATTGCTTTAGCGTTAGAGGCGCGAGGAATAACAGAGGAGAACTTGCAATATGCAATGGCCATACAGAATGGATACTCCCCTGATTTTCTATTAGAGCAAAACAGATATAGGGCATTTGCATCATTATCTCAACAAGAAGAAGTAGATAGAAATCTTCAAGAAACAGTTATCAAGGAATTCCATAGATCAAGAGGATTAATGGAGGATGAGATTGAAGATAGAATGTCAGATTTAGACTTGAACGACGATAAATTCGAAACTGACTTCAAAAGGGCTACAGAATTTTTCGGCGCAAAGTACCATGAGTTCGAACAGCAGAATCAAGCTTTATCTCTTCAAAGAGAAAGAATGATGTTAGAAGAGCAGAGAAGGAACCGGGATTTGTTATCTAATATAGAGCACACAGGCCAACTCGCGGGGGAAAAGATGACGCCTTCTCAACTCGACGAATTCAAAAGAGGACTATATCTACAAGAAGAAGTAGTAGAAGTAAACGGACAACCATACAGAGTAAGTAAGTTCGACAAGTTCATCAACGAGATTCAGAACAATTTCGAGATGCAACTTTTAGCGTTTAAGCTCCTTACTTTCCGGGATATGGATAAGCAGATTATCTCACAGGAGGCAGCATCAAAAGCGGAAGATAATTTATTCCAAAACTTGAGAACGCGAATTGTTAAGAGCGGCGGAAATGTGAGACCACAACAAGGAGTAACAAAGAAAGGTGCGGACGGCCGTACTTATGAAATATCTAAAAACGCAAAAGTTGTATCACTTTAAAAAAATAACACAAAAATGAAAATGATGAAGAAAACTACTAAGGTAGTAAAAGCAGGTCCTAAATCAGGTATGAAAGCAGAAGCTGTTACAGGTATGATGAATGGTGGCAAGATGAAGCCAGCAAAGAAGATGATGTACGGTGGCAAAACTAAGTCTGCTGACAAAATGATGTACGGCGGTAAGACTAAGAAAAAAGGCATGTAATCATGGCTAAGGGATCCAAAGTAAAATCATGTACTCCAATTATAAAAATGGTTAACGGAGCGAAGGTAAAAACTTACGCTTGTGGAGGAAAAGTAAAAAAGTAAACTACACTGCCCCTATGTTAGGTAACGGGGCGAAAAGATAGAGTAAACTAAATTAAAAACAAAGAAAGGAATTAAAGAAAATGGCAGCATTAAACAATTATCAATTCCCTTCGAAGTATATTATCGACAGACAATACTTCACGAAGGAAAAATTCTTCAAAGGCGATTTTCGCTACGAAGACCTCCTTATTTTGAAAGGAGATAAGATTATGGATTACGACGACATTACTGTACTTGCAAAGAATGAGTTTTACGACTCTATGTCTTTGTCAGAAGGTTCTGTTCACGGTAGTTCTCCATTTTACGACTGGCTTGTAGGTAACGGCGGTACGAAGAATATCGACAGTAACTTCGCAAGATGGAAAGTATTCGGCAAGCCTGACAGAAGAACATTCTCTGTAGGTAATCCTAACGGACAGAATACTATGATTGGAGCAGGTGGCGTTACATTCAAGATTCAGCTTGACACAGATTGGTACAAACCACAAGAAATCATCGCCCCCGTAGAGAACCTTAGGGCTCAGATACTTCTCCAGTCTTTCCCACGACAGGTGCCAGGAGGTTACGAATACGAAGCTGTTACATTGGAAGCAGATGCTTATTTACCAGCTGAATATTTCGCATCCGGTAAGTATTGGACTAAGATTCTCGGTGGCGTAACATCAGCACTTGCACCTGACACAGCAGGTACATTCAATGCAGGTTTCGGATATTCTTACTTGGAATTCCAAGTTCCGTTGACTACAATGAAGAAGGAGTACTCAGTAGACAGAGAGACTCACTTGCGTCAAGGTAACTTGAGAGTATCAAGGTGTGATGTTAACGATAAGATTTTGGATCAGAACATCACTAACGTTCTTGAAATGGTATTTGACTCAGAAATCAAGAGAGAGAAAGAAATGTATCTTACTTGGGGTTCTATGTCAACTCACCACATCGATAGAAATAGTGGTAAGCCTATTCACACATCTCCAGGTTTGTTTGCATTCCTTGAAGAAGGTAATGTATACAAGTACAATCCTTGGGTCAACTCTATCGATCAAATCGTAGAAATTATTTCTTCATTCTGGTATGACAAAGTTCCGATTAATCGTAGAAAGCTTGTTCTTTACACTGGTGAGGCTGGATATCAGTTGTTCAACAGATGGGTAATGGAGAAGTTCAACGGTACTGTAACTGGAACTGGTATTGACTTTATCTTGACTAAGTCAAACAGAATTGATCCTAATAAAGAAGCATACTCACTCAACAACTATTCATTTACTGAATACAAGCTTCCTGATACATTTGGTTCTGTAGCTATTGCTCACTGGCCAGTTCTTGATGACAAGATTGTTAACTACAAGACTATGCCAGGTTCTCACTATACAGTGAAGTCATTCGAGTTTATTGCTATGGACTACGGTGCAGGTAAACCTAACGTTCAGTTGTTGACAAGAAATGCAACATTTGACAGAAACATTGAGCCAGGAAGATGGTCTCCTTATGGACACGTAGGTATCGATAACCCAGTGTTTAAGGTAGGTAATGCTTCATTGGGCTACACATATAAGGTCACGCATTCCGAGCAGTTCGGACTTGCAGTTCAGAATACTCAGAAGATTTTGAGATTCATTCCGGCAATTGACTAACGACTATTAAAAAAGCTAGGTTGGGGGGACTAAGATAAAGTTCCCTCAGCCTTTTTCAGTATAAAGACAAGTAACAATTAAATATAGTAAAGATGGCAGAAGAAATTATTATCCTGAAAAAGATTAACAGACTAGAGCAATTAAAAGTATCACCAAATCTCTACAAGCTGAATTCTTCAAATATGGAAGAGGACGGCGAATTAGATGGAGTGTATAAAGGTAATACGCTTCTAGGCTCAAAAAGAAATGTAACACCAACTTGGGACACACTTAAAGATCAGTGGGCTTTTGACGGTGAGATAGAAGATTTGCGCAGAATTCAAGACAGGCTTAAACTCCGTGATGAAGACGGTAAGCTTATTGAGATTAGTCCAGACTCTCTCAGCAACAGACACGATCCTTTTTGGGGGCACAAAGTTTTGTGGAACAGTAAAATTATGGATGAGGGATCAACTTCCCTTAACTCCAAGAATCCGATAGACGAACTTCTTATTCGAGTACACAGAGGAAACTCTTTTGTTAAAACTGGATCAGAGCAAAGTCCTTATGTTTTGGCAGAATCTAGTTTAGAGTTGCTTTCTCCTAGAGCGGAGATTGAGGCTCAGAACCGAGGCGGAAAGAAGCAAGTAAAGGCAAACGTTCTATTGGACAAAATGGGCTTAGAGAAAATGAATTGTGTCGCATATCTTATGCAACTTCCAGGTTACAGGCCGGACGAAAAAGATAGCGAAATTTTGTTCAATCTACTACTCAACAATGCAGTAAATAACTTAAACAAGCTTT